TAAACCTCGTGTTATTGAAAATATGTCAGTTAATTTCGCACCTAATTCTGGTCCTTCGTTTTTTAAAAGAACAAACGCTCCAACAGAAATTCAATTTTCAATTCAATTAAAAGAAATTGAGTACTGGGTCCAGAGCGATGTTGAAAATTTCTATGGTAGAGGTTAACAATGCCTGAAAAGTATTTCGAAAAATTTAATTTAATATCATATGCAAATACTGCAGCTGTTAACTTGATGCAACGTACATCGATGCTATCAAGCGTTATGCAAAATCCTTATATTTTTTATCCGTTCGACATCAATAATAATCAACGTCCTGATCAGATGTCAGAAGCATATTACAACGATCAATATATGAGTTGGATAATTTACATGTCTAACGGTATTATTGATCCATATTATGATTGGTATCTTAGTGAAGACGAATTCAATCAATACCTACTCAAAAAATATAAAGTAGAAACTGTATACGAATTACAAAAACAAATTAAATTTTATAGAAATAATTGGCCTGATGCTGAATCAATAACACCTGTTGTTTATGGTGCTTTAGAGAAAAAATTACAAAAATATTGGGAACCCGTTTATAACGGTTCTTATAAACCAATATATTATCAAAGAGTCCAACAAGATTGGACAGTTCCTACCAATAATATGGTTACATATTTTGGTCAATTTGGAATAAGAGATGAATATGGAAATGTAACTAATATATTTCAAAAAGGTGAATATATAACTATTATTTTTAATGATGTTGGGTATCATAAGGGTTACGGGCAAATAGCTATATCAACAGCTAATTATGTTACAGTGCAACATACTACTGGTTATATGACAAAAGAAGAAACTGGTATTGATGACGTATTCCCACAAATTACAGGTACAAACAGTGATATAATTTGTAATATAGACTCTATAAAACCTATATTAATAGACAAAGGATACGGTTCTCTTGAAAAAATTATATCGATTGATGAACAAATTTATTGGTCGCCTGTTTCTGTATATGATTATGAATACGAAAAAAACGAAAAAAATAAATCGATTAGAATATTGAATTCATCTTACGCTCCTCAAATAGCTAATGAATTAAAAGGTTTATTAGAATAATGGCTGATGGTTATAATCCTGGCGATGTTATTGTTGATAAGTTAACTATAACTTCAGCTGATGGTAGTTCTTTATCCTTACAAAGTTCATTTATTTCAGCTTCTGTATATGAGAGCATTTTTGTTCCTTGTATGGTAGCTGATATTGTCGTATTAGATACCAATGATCAACTTGGCAACATTAAAATTACTGGCGGTGAAAAGGTAGAATTTTCTTTTAAAGTTCCTGGCGGTCAATTAGCAAGTTATAAATTTGTCGTTGAAGACACGGGAGATATATCAGCTTCTACTGGTGCACAAAAATCAAAACAATATACTATTAAATGCGCTTCAGAAGAAATTATGAACGATCACAATCACCTTCAAAAAAGTTTTAAATCAAAACAGATAGATGACAGCGTTGAAAAAATACTAAAGGAATATTTGAAGAGCAAAAAGAAACTCGATAAAGAAGCAACAAAAGGTAGCCAAAGCGTTATGGTTCCCAATTATAATGGATTTAAAGCAATAGATTTTATTAGACGTCGTGCAGTATCATCTACGCATAAATCAGGTTCATATGTATTTTTTGAAACTCGTGATGGTGCAAATCAAATATTTAAATTTTGCACTATTGAAAAATTGTTTGAAGGTAGTCCAATCAAAGAATTTAAACAATCAGATGCTGTTGGTAATGATGCAAGAGGCCAAACTGACAATAATATAATTGCATATCAAGTTCCAAAACAATCATCTGCGAAAGAATTATTATCTATCGGCGGCAAACATCGTGTTGCTACATTTGATGTTCGTACACAAAAGTATACCACGAAAGATACTACGCCCGATCCAAAGAAATTTAAAACTGGTGGTAAAGGAGATCCTTCATCTCAAGAAGTAAAAAAAGCTCGAGATGATGCAAAAATACCTCCACAGTCTTTTATCCCCGTTGATAGTAGTTCTGGTAATAGAGAATTAACAAACATACCTGAAAGCACAGCAGAAAATAGAGCTTATCTTGGTATGTTGATGCAAAACGCTATGAAGATAAGAGTGCCTGGTGATTCAAAACTTACTGTTGGAAATATGGTGAATGCTAATATACCTGTTAAATCAGGCACAACAGAATCAAAACAAAATGATAAATTATTATCTGGTAAATTTTTAATAACTAGATTACATCACAGAATAGGTGGACAAACTGAACGTCCTCGTTATACTTGTATAATGGAACTCGTCAAAGGTGCATTGGAAGAAGACGCATGACAGAACGCGATTTAGGTAATAGTATTTCTTGGTGGATTGGCGAAGTAGTAAACGTTAAAGATCCAGATCAATCAGGTCGAGTACAAATTAGAGTATATGGCAGACATGACGATACTGGTAATATCCCTGATTCGGATTTACCTTGGGCGTTACCTTTACAACCAGTTACATCTGCTGCATATGGTAAAATAGGAACAACACCACTTGGACTTGTTAGAGGTTCAAAAGTGATGGGGTTTTGGATGGATAGTGACCAGCAGTATCCCGTTATTTGGGGAAGTTTTGGCAAAGCTGGTGATGAGTTACCTGGTATTAAAAATGGAACTCAAAAGATCGATACTAAAAAGGGCAGCATTCCAGGACCTGCTCAAAATTATAGTGATCCAGTTCCAATAAATCCATACAGTACATTGTGGCCAACCAGAATTGATATTAATAAAATTAATAATGAAAAAGCCGTTACTTTTAAAACTATCGATCAATATTTACCTTCAAGTGGTATTGTTAATAATACGAAAGTTGACAGTAAACTTAAAGAACCTGAAAAGCCAACAACGGCTTCGGTTAAAAAAGACAAAAAAGATGACATCCTTGACCTTGTTAAACAGGTCGATCCAGATAAAATTAGTCGTTCATTAAAAGGTATGGTTGATGGCTTTACATCAGTAAGAAATGTAATGAGTTTGACTAGCCCTGCTGGATTAACTAGTATGTTATCTGGCGGTTTGCAAGGAATGATTCAAGGTATGGCTGGTCAGTTGGGATTAGGGCCAGCCATGGGTCTAATGAACGGGTTGGCTGCTAGTGGAGCATTGAGTGGTATTGCACAGGGAGCTTTACAACAAGCTATAGCTTCGACCGCATTAAGTGCAGTTCAAAATGGTGGTATTCCTCTAGTAAATAGTCTTGTTAGTAATGTAGTACCTCAAATAAATTTGGATATTGGTCATCCATCAGCAGCGTTGATTGTTGCTGATGTTGTCGCTACGGCTGTTCAACAATATTTCCCTATTGATAAAGAACCATTTCCTGGTTATATACAATTTAAAGATATTGCAACAGATGCGATTTATTATAAATTGAGAGGAAACGAACCACATTACGAATCAGCACAGGCGCACATTCAAGCTAACGCATCTGCAAAAATGTTATCCGAAATGTCAAAATTAACTGGCTCTGGCGCTTTAGATAATGTAATATCTAAAGCAGCTGCTGTAACAAATATAACTGGAGCGGCGACTGAAATAGCTGGAGCTTTAGGTGCAACTGGCGTTGCTGATGCTCTCGGCGCTGTTAATAATATCGCAGGTAATGTTACTGGCGCTGTTGCTAATTTTGCTGGAGGTAATTTGTTAGGTTCTGTTCCATTAGCAGCTGATGTAGCATCACAATTGGGTGGTATTATATCAGGCGGACTTGGATCAGTTGCATCTCAAGGTATAGCTTCTGTATTAGGTAATGGCGTAAATTTAGGTAGCATAACGTCTCTTGCTTCTAAATTATTACCTGGTGGTCTTGCTGGAGCTATCGGCGGGATAATGAATGGACATCTTCCAACTTCTGTGCTTGATGTTAAAAAAGTTGGAGCAGCGATGGGTGATTTCACTAAAAATCAAGCATTGATGCAAGTAAAGAAAAAACAAATGAAAAAAGCGATTGATCCAGATAAGGCGGGCGATGATTTGTCTAAGTTATCAGATGCACAAAAAGCGGCGAAACTGTCAGTAACAGGCGCTAGTGGTCTTGATGGAGATTTTACTGGTGTTGCTACTGCAGCTCCTGACCTTGCTACAACCATAATACAAAATAATCCAGGAGGTACTGGAAATGCTGCAACTGATGTTGGTTCACCATTTGGATAAGGAATAAATTATGGCATACGATCCGAATCAAGCTCATCCTAAAATTGATTATAAGGGAACTTACCCTAACCTTCACGTTACACAAAGAGCTGATGGCAGCCAAGAGTTACGAAGTTTAGAGCCTGGAAAAGAAACATATTTTAATGTTCAACCAACTGGCAATTATACTGGATATGGCTCTGATGGTGCAGTTGTTGAAGTT